AAGGTAGCTTTTAAAGTAAAAACAGAGTGGGACAGGGTTGTTCAGGTTCTTAGATCATCCAACATCAAGAAATCAATTATAGGTGCGGGGGTTGGTATAAAATTGGCAGCATCCACCGCTAGAACGAACATCACACAATCCTTTAGGAATATTGGATCTGCAGTTATGAGATCTGGGAAACTCGTTGGAACACTTATTACAGAGGCTGGGGTGGTTCTTGCCACCAGCATAAAAACAGCGGCCAGCAGGTTACGAGTATTTATGAATACTGGAAAGCTTGATGCTGACGGAAATATGGGAAATTCAAGACTGGCTAGGATGAAATCCGGCGGCCAAGGTGCCATGATGGGGATAATGGGACTTTCCATGGCAGCATCAATGGCGAGCGGGGAAATTGGAGAGATGGCTCAAAAGATTATGCCTGTATCCATGGGATTGATGAGTCTTCAGATGGTAATTCCAATGCTTACCAACCCCATCGGACTTGCTATTATTGCAATTACCGCACTGGTTGGATCTTTTATATGGATGAGAAAAACCCTTGATGATTCGGCAAAAGAGGCTGCCCGCGCAGCTGCTGGGTTTGGCGGCGCTGCGAACAGGATGGAGTCAGTCGGAGAAGCTTTTGGATATGACTTTGCAAAGGATAGAGTTAAGGATAGAAGTTTTAGTTTTACAGAAAAGGATAAGAAGGGTCAGTCAGAGTTTGACAATTACTTTGGTTCAGAATCTGGAAAAAAATTCCTAAAAGATCTAAAAGATTCAACATCTGAAGAAAGATACTCAAAGATATCTTCTCAAATTTCATTTGCAATAGCAGACGGGTTGGACCCAGAAAGAGCAAAATCGTTTGCCCAAGGCATAGCCTATGAAATAGAAGACTCGCTGCTTAATTCTAAAATAATGTCAGACTTTAAAAACGGAACAATGGGGTCTGGAAGTAAAGCAATGGTTGAGTTGATTGAAAAAAGGCAGGGGGAGAGCTCGAAAATTCCCAGTGCAGACTGGAGAGACAATGCTGATTTCTCAAAGCGGGCAGTCGAATCAGCCATGAACCCCATGTATGAGGGGGTAAACTTCTTAACCAGAGGACTTGCAGATATGGTTGGAACAACGAACACAGCTGTGGATATTCTGGGCAAGGCGGCCCTAACTGTGGGCATTGGCGCGGCTTCTGGTGCCGCAGTTGGATCTGTTGGGGCAGGCGTGGGGGCGGTTCCAGGAGCCATCGTTGGCACAATCGTGGGGGTGGCCGCTGCCACCGCTGGCGTAGTGGACGATTTTGGTCAGCTAGACAAAAATAACCGCGCCGTCGCTGCCGGTCTGGGATCAACCATACAGATTCTTAAAGAGGTGGACAATGCCGAAGCACTTTTAACAGAAGAGAGGCGGTCAGGGTTGATAACTGTTAAAGAGGGGGCAAAAAGACAGGCAGAACTAAATAAAATAAAAGATGTTCAATCTGAAATACTATCGAAATCTATCAAGGCCCAGGTTGATGTGGGTGCAGGAAAGACTGCAATTTCTAGTTCTTTGGTTTTAGGGGGGTTTGAAAAAGATATTGCTGATGTCGTTGCTGACGCAACAGATAAAGATGTTATGGCTAACAAAATGTTTAATGGGAAAGATTTTAAAGATCTCATTCCACAAGAAAAAGAATTTGTAAATACGGCAATTGCAGACATTTTTAGTGGATTAACTCCAGAAAATGCTGCAGAAAAAATTGCTAAAGTGGAAACAATATACAAAAAAATGGGTGAAGACCTTCAGGGTGCTGCGATGGATGGACTCAGCCTTAGTGATTTTCAAAAAAAATCAGAAAACTTATCAATTGCTCAAGCCGTAAACGACATCCTTTATGATGGCACAGAATCCAGCCAACCCGATCACCTTGACCCCCGAACAAATGTTGGTGAAGATGCTGCCAAAAACATCAAAGAATTAGACCTGGACGCACTTGGTGTAACAACAAATGAATTGATTTCATCTCTTGTCGAACTTGGAGATAAAAAACTTTTTAAAGATATAGTTGGAAGTACTGAGGATCTAAAAGAATTTTCAATTTTACTGGTTGAACTTGAAGGGCTTAACGGAATAGAAAAAGAAAACGCTTTCAAGGCAATGAAAGAAGAGGGGATAGGCGCACTTCGAATATCAAGAAAAATTAAAAAGTCTATAAAAGAAATATCGGATATAAAGTTAAACAAGAAAATATTTGGTTCTGCGGCACTAGACGCACAAGCAATCACAAATGCTTTAATGGAATCAGGGGAAGAGTTAGACAGTATTCCAGGAAAAGTTGTTTCCGCTGTATCAACCGCAACACAAAAAATAAAGGGGTTGTCAAAAACAAATCTTGATGAATTTGGAAACATAAAGATAAATACAGAGATTGTCACACAGCTATTTGGAAAGGGTGTAGATGCAGATGGGTTGGCAAAAACATTAAAAGCTGCATTCCCCAAAAATCTTCCGCCAGCCACGCTGCCAATAATTCTATCCTTGATGAATCCAGAAATGCTGACCGCTTTGGCTGGACTGTCTCCAGGGGCACAGGATGCAATTAGGGGTGGGTTGGGAGAGGGGGGAACTTATGTCGGTGCACCGGGGACAAGCTTCGCAGCCGGTAGTAGTCAGGTAATCACTGCCGAACATGTTGCGGCAGTAAAGGCATACGATATTGTCCTAGGATTGTCCCCAGATGTACCAATGGGAAAGGAGTTGGATGATGACACAAAAGATAAGTCTGGCGCCGGCGGCAGCAAAGCAACAACACCACTAAAAGACTTAAAGAAAACCATCACAGACAGATTAGCTATATATGGAAATCTAACCAAACTTGGGAAAAAGCTCGCAGATTCAAAGAAAAAATTTGGAAAATTCCTTGGTCAGATGACTACAAAGGGAAGTCTTGCACAAAAGCTAAGGGACTGGGGAATAAATGAGCAAATGATTGCAGATATAATCTCTAAGGGTCCAAAGGAAGCAAGTAAGCTTATTAAAAATCTTGGAAAAACAAAAGATGAAAGGAAGAGTCAGGCAAAAAGACTAAGCAAGTTGGATTCTATTGGAAGAATACAGGAGAGAACCTTTAATTTGGGTGGAGATGCTGTTAGGGCTACAAATAAGACAAAGGCTGAAAAAAGACTAACCAAAGAAGGATTTTCAGAAAAAGAAATAAAAGAGATGTTGCAAGATGAAGATCTTATGACAGACATCGCCAACCTCCCCAAAAAAGCAGGAAAGACATGGAAAGAATTTTTTGGTGCACTAAGAACATCTACAGACGAAGCAAAAGATCCAACAGACAAGTATAGAGATGCAATCGATAACCTCAACAAGTCCTTTGAAGAGGGGATCAAGCCACTTGATGACAAAATAGAAAAGCAAGAAGATCTTATTGATTCCATTGAAGATGAAATAGGAGCAATAGAAAAACTTAACGATGTAGAGAACGATAGCATAAGATCAAAACAACGTGACATTGAAATGATCAATAGACAAGTTGAGGCTAAAGAAAAACTCAATAAAGCAGATAAAGAAAGCTCAGACAAGCTAAAAAGAAATTCTGAAATTAGAAGTAGGGTGTCGTCAGCAATTTCTCACGATCTTCAAGTTATGGGTGATGCAGAAACTGAAATTAAAGATGCATATGATAAGAGATTAGAATCACTTGAGAAGGTTGAGTCAGTAAACAAGAGGATTCTTGAACAGCAAAAGGGGCAGCTTGGATTAGCTCAAGCACTAAGTCAAGGAGATATTTATGCTGCTACTCAATCCGTACAAGAGATTCGTGCAGGTAATGCCCAGTATGCCATGGACAATACAAGAAATGCTTTACAAAAGGGAATGGAAAATCAGGTTGACTCCCTAAGAACCTCTGGGGGTCTCACAAGGCTAGAAGCAGAAAAACAAATGAAAGACATCACAGAGCAAAATTATCAAACAGGCCTTCTAGTTAGAGACATTGAGGATAGAGTTTACCAAAGAAATCTTGACATTATTCCTCTAAAGAGCAAAATTGCTGGAATAAATATGGAAATCAGAGATCTTGAAGATATAATTTATGGTAGAGAGACCCAAATACTAGAAATAACTAGAAAAAGGCTTGAACCACAGCAGGAAATTTTAAATGGATTGACAACGCAAAGAACAGAAATGGAAAACATTCTTGACGCAAATGTGGAAGCCCTGGAGATTCAAATTGATAATGCAGAAATGACTGATGCTCAGAGGAAAAAGGTGGATGATCTTGCAACATCATGGCATGAGGTTAATAAGCAAATTGCTACTGCAAATACTCTAATGGAAACCAAAAAAACTAATGCTGGATTAAAGCCCAACCGACTCCCCACGGATTCGACAGAGGATTATAAAGCAAGGGTTGAAAAATGGAAAAACAAGATTGGTAAAATAAAAGAAGTTTGGCAAGCGTCTATAGACAATGCAAAAGCTTCGGGAATTAAGTCAATGGGAGAGCTAGGTAAGAGTTCTGGAGGAATGATTAATGGTGAAGGAAGCAGGGATTCAGTTCCAGCAAGATTAACTCCAGGGGAGTTTGTTGTTCGTAAGTCAATGGTAAACAAATATGGAATTCCAATGCTTGGGGCAATAAACCAAGGATCATTCAAGATGCCTAAGTATGACACTGGCGGTGCTCAACAGGGCATAGAGATTGGCTCTGTCAATAACAACAGTGCAAACATCTCTGCACCCATGTATAATAACTATAGTGTCAATGTCAGCGCAACAACAAATGCTAACCCTGACGAGATCGCAACAGCGGCAGTAATGAAAATTAAGCAGATGCAGAACATGCAGGTAAGGAGTAGTCGTGGCAACTAGTGCATATATGTCTGGAAGGAAGGGGTACCTGAGAGGTGCTGGCAGACCACAGGCGATACTTCTTTCAGATAATGCCGGAACACTTCAAAGTGGGCAGTACATTCCAAATGGGGTTGAGGGAACGGACTTTATCATACTTACTGATGGAAATCGGGGAGAAATATCAATGGCTAAGCAAAGAATTGAATCAAAACAAAGAATGGTCAATGGAAACATGAGGTCATATTGGACGGCAGACAAGCTAACCCTATCCACATCCTGGTCAAAGATACCCTCTAGAGCATTTTCTGAAGATGTTACTTTTAATACAACCACTGGTTTAATTTCTAACAGTGAAGGAACCTATTCTATGTATACCGTTGACGGCGGTGCAGGAGGAATGGATATCCTCTCTTGGTATGAAGATCACACTGGACCATTTTGGGTTTTCCTTGCATATGACAAATTTAGAATTGATGGAGTGGAAAATTTTGATAGGCTTGGTTCGTACAATCAGGTACTAAAGATGTACATCTCTTCATTTGACTACACCATTGAAAAAAGAGGCAACGCATGGTCAAGCGGGGGAACAAGTACTGGATTTGACTTTTGGAATATTAGCCTGTCTCTGGAAGAAGTTTAATGTTTCAATCAGAAGCGTTGTCTAATCATTTAAAAACATCTGACACCATTCAAACAGAGTCGGCGGTATATGCTGAATGGAATATGAATCAGCCAGGAAACATTGCCCTGCTAGGTAACTATAGGTATAGGCCAACCTACACATCATCACAGTACTACCTTCTGCCAATGAGCTATGACTCAGCAGACATCGGTAATTATTATACTGGGGCTACAGATGCAGACATTGCTATTGATAGTGGGTTTGATGATCTAGACCAGCCAACACTTTTTATTGCACGAAAAGAAAAAATGAAACTTTTGTATTCTCTCGAAGAGTGTGTAAAGCCACACAGACCAAGGTCTGGAATAAATAAACCAATATATCTTGGAAGTGGTGGTACGTCATACACAACATCTCAATACATCACCAACCCATCTCCAATAGACAAGGAGACTGGGGCACAGACAGTAGCTCAGCCTTACATCGTGAGAAGGCCCAGATACTACATGTCACACAGAGATGATCTTTTTAAATACTGGACATCCTATAGAACAGAATACGGGCTACCCACTCCAAGACCAGGAGACACCGATGATGGGGTTTTAAGGCAGGTAGAGAGGGGAGTTTCCTTTATCCTCAACAGCACGAACTACATAGAAGATGCAGTGCCATTCGTTGTGTATAACGAACAGGTACCAACAAATAAGATAGTCATAAAGATGCAAACAAATGTCGGAGACGTAGACCTTGGAAATTTGAGGTATGGAAATGATTCAATTGCAGATCCAATGTACGGAAATGTAAATAAAACTACTCCCGTAATGTGGAGAATAGAAAAGCTGAATCAGGATAATAGCTGGGAAGAACTAGAAAGTTTTGACCAAAATTCTTTAAGAGCCGACGGTACAGCAATAATTGGATCAGATGGGAATGTAGAAATATCCTATGGACTCAATATACCAGAAGAATATTCAGATATTTTTATATTTGCAGAGACTATTTCAAGTGCTACACTTCTTCCAGAGACAGCCCCAGAGGGTTATTCATACCTAGTAAAAGAGACAGACCATGTTTTGGGAACCATGTACATATATACCAACTCCTCATGGGAATCATTTTCCCCAGACTACTCTTGGGGGGTATCAGATGATGTAATTAACTATAATAGCAAGTTTGTGACAAAGGCTTCGGACCCAGACTACTTTTATGATACAAATGGATTAGCAAAGTTTAGAGAGTTTGAATGGATCAATGGGATCAGAGTTGTTGTTCAAACCATGAACAAGAACAATTCTACATTCGATCTTATTGAGTTTTCTCCAAGGCTGACGGTTGACATTAGTGAATCAGTTTCATCTTTTTCCATTACAAAAACAATGTCAGATCTGGGGAATAGCTCCTTGCCGGTAAGTGGACTATCTGTCTCAACTGGTTCAGCACAAATATTTGATGTTGACTTTTCTTTTAACGAAAACAATACATTTAGTTTTGATGCAAACACGGGAAGCATCCTTGCTGGATACTTAAACATGCCAATAAAGTTTTTGTTTTATGACATAACGAGTAATGTTGGTGGAATTGATTACTTCATTCCAGTAAAGACAATGTACTCAGAATCTTTTCCTCAAGTTACAGGTGCAGCATCAACTGTTGATGTTCAACTGAGAGACTTGTTCTTTTTGCTAGAATCAATGCCTGCCCCAGAGATATTGCTTACAGACATATCTTTAAGTTGGGCAATAACAGTTTTGCTTGACTATGCTGGGTTTTCCAATTATAGCTTTAGAAGAATATTGAATTATCCAGAAATAATCATTCCCTTTTTCTTTGTTGAGCCAAATCAAAATATCGCAGAAATATTACAAAAGTTAGCGGTAGCCAGTCAGTCAGCAATGTTTTTTGATGAATACAATAACCTAATCATCATGTCAAAGGAATATCTGTTGCCGAACAGTGTGGACGAGAGAGCAACAGACAACACGCTTTATGGTCAGGTGGAAGGAACTACCCTGCCAAACATTATTAACCTTTCTTCGCAAGATAAGTTGATCTATAATGATGGACAGGTTGACTACACAACAAGGTATATTCAAAGATCAATTGGATCTACCCAGACGGCGCAGAGGCTTGACGAGTATAAGCAGTTTATATACAGGCCAGTTCTTTTGTGGGAAGTTCCAGGAAGAGAGTCAAGGCAAACAATCAACCAGATCGGGGCACAGAATGCAGGGTATACCTTAGGGGCGGTTCCCATAAACTCAGACCTATCTGAAGACCTTCCCTATGCCTTAACAAATGTTTTGTATAATAACATTATTGACGTTGGAGAAAATGTCTACTGGATTCCGTCCTATTCAGGATATTTTTATGCCAATGGGGAGGTCATTAGATATGATGCTGTTGAGTACTCTGTTGCTGGCCAGGCAAACCCAGTATGGATAACAAACAATCAAGAATATCAAAATTATATGTCTGCTCTTACTTTTAATGGAAAGATGTATCCGACAGGAAATGTAAGAATTTACACAAAGCTAGATTATGAAGTCATCGATGGTGTCACCAACATAAAGGATGGGGATGTTGTTGATCATGGTAGGGGGCAGTTTGGGACCACTGTAGTTTCTCACTCTGCTGGATTAAGCAATGACAACTACTGGACAAACAATAACTATGTCAATGGGTGTATTATGGATGCATCAAAGTATCTATTTACAACTGGATCGTATATAGATTATCCAGACGGACTTTCTCAAGGGATAGCGGGTAAGATTCAAAGTAGCCCATACATAGACTCAGATATTCTTGCACAGTCTTCAACAAGAAATGGAATAATTAAAAACTTTCTTGCAGAAAGGTATGCCACTGAAAAAGAAATAAACTACTATAGAACAACTGGCCCAGGAACCATTCAAACCTCTGCCCTTATTCTTAATGGTCCAAAGTTTACCGATAGCGTCCCACCATCATCTTTTGTTTCTTATGTATATAAAGACTTTGTTGATTCATCAGGTGAAGCTGTACCCTATAAGCACTTTGGAACTAGAATGAGAATTGTGGGAAAGGTAGAGGCTGGAACGAATAGCTCTCAAACACCAAGTGGCGGCTTTCCCATGTTTGAGGGATCTGCGGGGGACACATTGGCGGAATCATCAGGGGCGCTATCTCAAACCGCTGCTGACCACCAGGTTAAAATTTATGGAGGTTCGGGCGGTGTTGGATTTGGAATAAACAAGGCAACCAACAACGGCTACTTTTTTGAAATTGTTGCCCTCACAGCAGACAACGTTGAAGACTACATAACGGACAACAGTGCTGGGGTAAAGATTGCAAACATCTTAAGTAGCCCAGCCGCAAGTTGTACAAGCAATACTGTTACGGTTCACACTGAAAACCAGTTTGATTTTCAGGTGGGGGAGTCGGTAAACATAGTTGGCCTAGTTGATTCTAACGATCCAACAAATACAAGGACTCTTCTAAATGGAGAGTATGCAATCACCGAAATAAATACAAGTAAAAAATCTTTTAAGTATGTAATAACTTCCTCACCACCACTAACTACCACCGCATCTACTGGTGGCACCGCCTCACAGTCCCTAGCACAATCGACAAACATAGCAAACATATACTTCTACAAAATTCTTTCTGATGGAAGCGGAAATGCAATACCAGTAAAGCTTTGGTCTGGATTGGGTCAGATAAATGTTGATGATGGAAATTTTGTTGGACAAAATAGACTTGCGGGTGAGGCCAATCAAACAGTATATGATCTAGCGGCAGAGTATATAAATGTCGGAGCATCAAGAAGATTTTTCTTATACTTAAACGGAAAACAGGTGGCAACCGTTGATGATACAGATCCTCTACCAGAATACAACAATATGGCTATATTTGCTAGGGGGTCTTCTAGGTGTATGTTTGAGAATGTGTATGCATTGTCAAACAACTATTCAGAAAATACCACCTTTACGATAGATGCTTGTATTTCAAAGATATTTGGAGACCAGGAAGTAGATGCAACAGAGGCGTTGAGAAAGTATGCCGTCAGCGGTATGATTCAAAAAACATACCTGTCTGGAATTAGTGCAAGCGAGCCCCCAAAGTATAAGATTTATTTTGAGGAATTCGGAACTATCTTAAGAGAAGCTTCTCATTTCAATATCAAATATGACAAGGCATATCCAGCATTATATGCAAGACTCATGAAGATAATGAACAGAGTTCAGGGGTATTCGGTATCAGGATTCTATGCTGGTTCTTATGGAGCAGACTTCTTGATATTTAACTGTACCGATTTCAATCTGAACCTTGACGACACTTCTGGTAACTATCTTAGGATTCAGGGAATAGCTTTCACCCAAGACACAACCTATACCTTAACAGTAGATGACTATTATAAAAAAATGTCTATTCTTAAAAACACAGAAATAGGGACATCATCAACACTGCACAACCCGTTTAGGGTTTTGGATGAATATAATGAGATTAAAAACTCTAGGATTAAGTATGGGGTGAAGCAATTTGCAGCAATAAATAGCCCATACATTCAGAGTACAGACGTTGCAGAAAGTGTTTTTGGATGGGTTATTGGTAAAGTCAAGTCTCCCAAAAAGACTGTGGGAATTAACACATTTGCAACAACAAACTTGCAACTTGGAGACATTTTGGCAATTGACTATAAGGACAATCAGGGTGCTGGAATTAGCGTAATTTCTCCAACTACCACAAGGTTTGTGGTGTATAATATGGAATATAAAAAAGACCAATCGGGTCTATCAACTACGTTATACTTGGTGGAGGTGTAAGGATGGGGTACCGTGAAAATCTTGAGGCTTCTATTGCTCAGCACCAAAGACAGGTAGACGCTGGCACACCAGAGGCTCCTCAAGCCCAACAGATTATTAATCAGTTTCAAGCAGAACTTTCTCGTATTTCAACTCCTGCCACATCTTCCCCCGTAGCCTCCTCGCCAACCCCAGCGAACTCCCCGCCAGCCCCAGCACCAACACCCCCGAATCCATGGGTAACAACAAGTTCTTATATAGCACCAACTGGAATAAAACAAGCAGATCCAGATATTGTTTTAGACCCAGATATAGTCACATCTGGAGATTATATCACTGAAAGATTTTTTGAAGAACTTGGCGGAACAGAGCTGATTAACCTATCTAGACATGATCTAATTGATGGAATAGGTGTTTCTTACAGCCCTATAGCAAATCTATCAAGACTGAGGCAAAGGTTTAATCCAAACAACATCATTGCTACTGACGCAATATCAGACAATGAATTTGCAAAATCAAGTATAGATTTGGTTTCAAGGGGAATGAGTAAGCCATATTTTGATGATGAGGGAAATTTAATTGCAAAAGTTGATATAATTAGGTTAGAGGAAAATATTGAGGTTGAAATTTCTCAAAGCGGAACATTGACAAGGATTATATTATGATTACAGACTCAGGAAAAGAAATTATATCCAAGTACCTTTTGGGGCAAGTCCCAGGGTATGCAAGCCACATATCTATTGGTTGCGGAGCAGTACCGCTAGATGCAAACGACGCTGCCCCAAGCTCCAGTGTACTGGCAGCAAAAACAAAGATGGATTTTGAGATGATCCGAGTACCCATATCCTCCAAAGGATTTGTTGATGATAATGGGACTACAAAGGTTGCATTTACGGCAGAGCTTCCAAAAGAGAATAGATATGACATCACAGAAATAGGATTGTGGTCGTCTGGAAGCAACAGCCTTGCAGAAGGTTTTGGCAGTAGGGTTGTGTTTAACTTTTCAGAAGACTGGCAGTCCCACAGTACATCCATCTCTACCCTAACAACCCCAAGCCCACTAGGGTTAACGGGGGACATTACAACACTCCTAAGACAATTTAGGGCTTTGAGTAGTGACAGTGTGTTCTCTGGAATTGCTCGTAAAAACAGAAGGGAGGGGCCACGATTCCTTGATTCAAAAATTCTTTTAAGGGGGGACTCTTCAATAATCCAAGGATCTAATGGATCTTGGAAGGGGGAAAACCCAACATATACGGTAACAAATAAAGAAAAAACTGGAGGAACGGCAACCTTAACAGCGGGGACTCATCTTATTAGTGTTGGAGACAGCATAACCGTAGACATTTCCGATGTAGATTTTGACGGAGTTCATGTGGTTACTGCAAGAACCGATACAACAATTGGTTATGCTTTGGCTGGAACCGTAGCATCTACTTCTGCAACGGGTACCGTATTGTTTTCAGGATCAACACACATTCACCTTAATGCCATTAACTTTGATATTTCCAGAAACTCCCCCTCTGACAACATATCCCTGGCATTTAGCCTAATAGATAAAGACAATGTGGGAAACGGAGTCCCCGACTATGTAAAGATACTTATTGAGTTTTACAGAAATGAAACATCAATTACCACTGGCTTTGCAAAGGCAGAAATATATGTGGCTGGGGCAGATTTTACTAACGATAGGTATAAGGTAGTAAACATACCCATTTCTAGTTTAGTTACCAGCCCAGACTTTAGCTCCCAGCAGGTAAGGGTTGCAAGAGTTTTTGCATCGGTAGTAGATACAGACAGCGGAGAAACATCTACATCCTCAAACCACTACGTTGAACTAGAGGGATTAAGAATTGAAAACGACACCACAGTAAACCCCATTTATGGGATGGTGGGGTATTCCGTTGTACGGACAGACAGCGGAGAGCCACTATACAAGTATCAAAACACAAACAACTATGTTGAGTTTAGGTTTAACCTGGGTGTGGGATAGATGCCACAAGTATCAATTTCAGAAAGTCTTTTTCAAGAGATAGATGTTTATACTCAGAAGTACAACGTAAGATATAGACTGATATCGGATAACAAGAACAACTTCTCCTACTGGTCACCAATTTATGAAGTAGATCCAGAGATTATCTTTCAGAGGGGTACGCTGGAGATTCCTGGGTATATGTATTTAGAAAAAGTAGGATTAACCTTTGTGGGGGTGACCTGGGACTCCGTATCAAGATATAAGATGGTTTCTGAAGAGTTTAGTTATCTTTCAACAGTGGAAATGTATGATCTATGGATTAGGTGGGCAGGGACTGCAGGAGTAAATCCAAGCGATTGGATCTATGTTGAAAGAACCAGTAGCACCTCCACCAACATTAACATTCCAAGTCAATACATTGATGCTACGGGTACCACTAGAAATAGCATTAAGTATATGTATGCAGAGGTATACAGGCCAGGCAGACCAATAATTAGATACGAACAGGTTTATGAGTTTGTTCAAAGCATCACGACAGTAGACACTACGAACGACTATATCAATTTTGGAAGGGGGCACGGGTATAGCACAGGAACTCCAGAGCTGTATCTTTCGTCTACCCCCATCGGCGGGCTAACGAACAATACCACATACTACACAAGAACGATAGACTACACAACAATTGCCCTGTTCCCCACAGTGCAGGACTCGTTGGACAATACCAACAAAATCAGTTTAACGGGAACGCCCACTGGAACTGGATCGTTTACTGGGTTCCCTCTAAGAATGTATGATGCTCTAATAACTACCCTATAGTGGTATAATTGTTAAATGACAGAAGCAGGGAGTAAGAATGGCTAAAGTTCCTTTACCAGATCGTGGTCAACCACTTGACGTAACCTATCTTTATCAAATTGCAAATGCAGTTAATGATATATCAGATACAATTTCTACAGCATCCTATAACTACACAACCGTTGATACTAGAGCTGTTGGAAGACAAGACATGAAAAATAATAATGCCAAGTTTTACGCGGGATACAAAGACATCGTAACTGAAGAAACTGTCACAGCAAACACAACAAAGCCCTGGGCCATTGACTTTGCATCAGATTTTAAATACACTCCCGTAGTAACTGCAACCCCAGTAAATATTGGTACAAGCACTATTGGTAATGATGTCTCTGCGGTAATTACCTCAGTCTCCACAACTAGAGTAGAGGGGATTGTCAGATTTAACTCCTCTGGTCAAGTATCAACTTCAATTAATATCGTTGCAATTGGGATTCCTGCGTAATGTGATATACTTGCCACCATGTTATGCTGTAAAAGATGCAAGGGTAAGGTTTTTGTTGACAGAATGTTCAGTTCTGAAACACATATAGAAACCTTTTGCATTATTTGTGGGAAAAGAAAGTTCTATCATAATTGGGGTCCAGATAACAAGGAGGCACAGTGGCTATTGGATACGGAGAAGAAGAAGTCCAAAACAACAATATCACCGTTATAAGAAGGCCAAGGAGAAAAGTGTGGTTTTTGAATAGTGATCTTGTTAGAATTGAACACATAAGCAGGGCTGCTGGAATTGTTACATTATATAATCTTACAAAAGATAAAAAAGAAATCACAACCATTGTAGAGTTTAAGAAAAAAAGAAAAAGAGCCTTTACCGTAAAGGAAACGTCTATTCTTTTGAATTGTCACAGAAAACACATCCCAAGACTTGTTTTGAGGGGGATGATTCCAAATCCTACGGGTGAACTTCCAGGCGGGGAAAGAGCTTTTCACTACTTGTCATATTACTCAGAAGAAGTTATAATGGAAGCGAGAAGGGCAATGTCTCAGATACATCACGGGGCAAAAAGAAAAGATGGATTAATTACAAATAACAAAACCCCCACAGAACAAGAGTTGAGATACGCTATGGGGGACGGAATGCTACTATATACAAAAGATGAAACTGGAAGATTTACTCCAATATTTTCTGAAACCATATAGTGTTGACATTGTAACGTTTACCTGATATCCTGAGTTCATACAGCAACGGAAAGGTTTTTAATGGAGCCAACAAAAGTACAATGGGGCATTGGATACACGCTTAATACGGGCAATTTTCAATCCCTGCGTCTTGACTGTCAAGTTACAGATTATAAGCATGAAGACGAAACAGCAAAAGAGGCATCTGACAGGGTATATAAGTTTGTAGAAAATCAACTTTCAGAAAAATTAAACGAGGTAAAGGAAGAAATAGGATGAACAATAAAGAAAAAAACTCAAATGTTTACATAGCTCATGGGGAAGATGCATTCATTGTCTGTGGATATGGAAATACCCATGGATCTGCCCTAAAAAAGGTGGGAAAATTGATTGACGATCTGGTAAAAGAGAATCCAGATGTCTTAGTTCTTGGATTAAACTCCTCATATGACGAAGACGGGGAGTTCTGCGTTACAGCAACACTATCTATAGTGGGGTTCTAGTGTCTGATCGCAAGGATAGATTTGCTCTAATAAGTAAATTTGAACAGCACTGTAAGCTTAACCAGATCACAAGGCCAGCAATCAACAAATATGTTGAACAGTGGGCAGCCGATGCGATACTAGAGTCTTTTGAATACAAGGATGTCATTTCTGCAATGTCTTATTATTTTACTATAAGCGCCAGCCCCACATGGAAGGGATTTGCTAGAAATGTTGATCGTCTCCTACAATCCATAAAGACACAAGAAGAAGATGATAGGTTTAGAAAAGAGATGCGAGTGAAGACTAAGGAGTGGCTTGATGGCTAATTTAGAGGCAAGAACATTGTCAGCAGTGCTTAATGACAAGCAAGTTCATGTGCTGCTACAAGCAAACGTTGATACGTTATTGAGAACTCATAATGACATCTGGGAGTTCACTCGTAACTACTATGATCAGAATCAATCAGTCCCCCCAATAAACATTGTTAAGCAAGAGTTTCCAGACTTTGATTACTCTCCTGATACTGGGGCAACCAAACATCACCTAGAAGAGTTGCGCCAGGACTATCTTGTTGACAACGTAAAGATGATGCTTAGGTCTGCCGCTACAGACCTACAAGATGGACATGCATCAGATGCCCTTGACAGACTTATAACAGAAACATCGGATATTAAGCGTGTTACTTCAACGGTACGAGATCTTGATGTGACAAATGTTGATGAAACTATTGCATATTTTGAGCATATACGAAAGATGAAGGAGAGTGGCAATCACGGGATCTACACTGGAATCAAGGGTTTTGACAAGTTTATGCCCTCTGGTATTGTTCCTGGGCAGCTAGGTGTCCTTCTAGCGTACCCTGCAATAGGTAAGAGCTGGATGGCCCAATACATTGCTGTTGCGGCATGGAAAAGTGGAAAGACACCCCTCATCATTAGCCTTGAAATGACCGAATCCGAAGTAAGAAACAGAATTCTAACAATAATTGGTAATAGTATGTGGTCTCATAGAAGGCTTGGTTCTGGACAAGTAGAAATAGATATGTTTAAGAAGTGGGCAACGGAAACATTTGAAGGGAAGCCACCGATACATATCATCTCCAGCGACGGTATGGGGGAAGTTTCACCCAGTGTGGTTAAGGGTAAGATTGACCAGTATAAGCCTGATATTGTTTTCCTAGACTACCTCAACCTAATGACAAGTAATCAGAGGACTGACAACGAGGTGGTTAAGATGAAAAACCTTAGCCGTGAACTTAAGTTGTTAGCCATTAGTGCGAATGTTCCTATTGTTGCCATCTCGTCTGCCACGCCAGATGATGTGACGAATATGAATACCGTTCCCACTCTTGGTCAAACATCTTGGTCACGCCAGATTGCCTATGATGCTGATTGGCTCTTGGCTTTAGGCAGGGCACAGAACAGTGATGTAATCGAATGCGTCTTCCGTAAGTCAAGAAATGGACCGCTAGGAGACTTCCTGGTTCAAGCAGACTTTGATAGTGGAAGGTTTGTAAACAAGGAGTTTGAGTAAAATGCTGTATAATTTAATCCATGAACTACCTTCACAAAAGAATAAAGAGGTTTGAGTTATCGGGTCAAATACTTGACGACTCCTTTATTCCAAGAATGAGGCAGGAATATATCAGGCTCCTTTCTGAATCAATGAGGGATAGTGGGTACGTTCAAAGATATGACATAGATCCAGACTGGTCTATATCCTATAGTGGTAATTATTATGATTTTGTGTTAAGCTTATATGGTTCATATATCGGAAAAAGGAGTGCGGAATGTATAGACGGTCTAGACAAGAATCGACCAATATATACTCAGGTGAGCAAATTAGAAGAGTCCTTACAGGATCAGGAATCGAAGTCGAATCAGAAGTAGACTCTGACTATTTAATATTTTGTCCATACCATAACAACTATCGTACTCCTGCGGGGGAAGTGAGTAAAGAAAAGGGAACATTTTTTTGTTTCTCCTGCCACGAATCAAGATCTCTTATTGATCTAGTTATGTATACAACAAGGAAGTCATACTTTGAGGCATCAAGGGTTGTGGATTCTGCCAAGACAGAGACAGACATTGTTAGCAGCCTAGACCTAATACTTAAAGACAAGGTGGAGTATGTTTCTTATGATGAGGTTCAGATTAAGAGATTAAACAATCAAGCATTGGAGTCTCCCAGAGCAGTACGATACTTCGAGGGAAGAAGAATAACAAAAGACTCTATGGTTAAGTTTTCTTTGGGGTATAGTGAAAATCAAGACATGATAACAATACCAATGCAAACACCCAACGGATCTATGTTTATTGGCTTTGTCGCACGAAGTATAGAGGGGAAAGATTTTAAGAATACTCCAGGACTACCAAAGTCTAAGATATTGTTCAACCTTCATAGAGCAAAAAGGTATGATGTGGTTTATGTGGTAGAGTCGTCTTTTGATGCCATACGGATGGATCAGTGTGGGTTAGCAGCGGTAGCCACCCTGGGGTCTAATGTTTCAAAGTTTCAGATAGGGCTGTTGACAAAGAGCTTTAACTCTGTTATAGTTATACCTGACAATGATGATGCTGGCAGAAATATGGCAGACAAGATCATAGACAACGTAGGGCCAAGAGCAGCAGCTTTCGGACTACCAGATAGATTCAAGGATATTGGCGACATGACAGATGCTGATATAATGCAGTTAACCATAAAGACCAGTGATCCGTTGCTGGCAATGTATTAAAAAGTGCTATACCCCATTTATAGGGGAAACTAAAACAATGAGGAGAAACACAAATGACAGTATTGAGGGGATTGAAGGAGATGGAAAAGGCTTTAGAGCGTCCATCAGTGTCTGGTGAAGGCGGTGCCAGAAATCGCTGGCTTAAGCTAGACGATGGTCAAAGTGCCAAAGTTCGTTTTGTTAATGAACTGGATGAAGATTCACCAAACTTTGACGCAGAACGTAATCTTGCAATTGTTGTATCTGAGCATACCAATCCAAAGGATTACAAACGTAAGGCTGTTTGTACCGTAGAAAGCGAAGGACGGTGCTTCGGATGTGAAATGGCTCGTAAGGAGCCAAAGAGTGGTTGGAGAGCGCGGTTCCGATTCTATACCAATCTATTGGTAGACGATGGGCTTGAAGACCCCTATGTGGCTGTATGGTCACAAGGAGTGGGAAAGCAGTCTGCATTTAACACTCTTAAAGAGTACGCTATTGAAACTGGATCTATCTCTAACCGTGTATGGCGCATGAAACGCCAGGGTAGTGGAACGGATACAACCTATATCCTACTTCCAGGAGATCCCGATACAGAGAAGCATGACTGGACGGGCGTGGAGCCTTTTGATCTAGAAAAGGTTGTTCGTGAAGTAGTATACGCAGAGCAGGAGTCCTTTTATCTAGGATTTGATGCTCCAACAACAGGTAATACCACCAACATTGATTGGTAATTAGGCTGGTAGGAGGGTATACTCCATCGTGCTGAATTCTCGCAACCCCTAGGGTGGTTATAGTTAATCGGCAAAGCGAGGTTGAAATCCAGTATAGAAGTTGCCCTCCTACCTTAATCCATTTGACAAAAAATATAGAAATGATGTACACTGGGTAAATGAAGGTGTGCAAGATATGCGGAATAGAGAAAGACGTTGATGACTTTAAAAAATGTAACTCAAAGTCGGGGCGGGGAGCCGAATGCAAGTCCTGCAATGCGGAAAGGTCTAGAAATTACTACGCAAAAAACAAAGAGAGTAGAAATAAATACAGCCACAATTACCACATTGCAAATAGGGTAGAGCAAAAGCAAAAGCAAAAAAAATATCGTCAAATAAACAAAGATAAAAAGCAAAAGTATAGATTAGAGTACAGGGCTGTTGAAGAAAATAAGAACAAAATAAATGAAGCCCAGAAAAAGTATTATCACGACAATAAACAAAAGTCTTTTGAGGCAAACCAAAGGCGTAAGGCAAGAGAGATGTCAGCAGAAACATTTTTCATAACTAAAAAAGAGATTGCAAAGATATACAGAGACAGTTGCTTCGCCTGCGGATCAAACGAAAATCAATCAATGGATCACCGAATTCCACTTTCTCGCGGAGGTGTTCACGGAATAGGAAACCTCCTAACACTATGTAAGAGCTGTAATTCAAGCAAAGGCGCAAGAACCCTATCAGAATGGAAATATAGTGAACTTTATTCCGCTACACGTACATGATCATTTCTCATTAATGGATGGGACTGCAAGACCAGAGGACTATGCAGACAGATGTGTAGATCTTGGATTGTCTGCGATTGCCCAAACAAACCATGGAACGCTGTCGGGGCATAGAGATTTTCACCGAACAATGACTGCTCGTGGGATCAAGCCAATCCTTGGAATTGAGGGATATATAACCCAAGACCGCTTCGATCAACGAGATAAAAAAGAAAGAACTGATCCCCTCGACCTTGTATACAATCACATAATAATTCTTGCTAAAAATGATAAGGGTCTTGAAAATTTAAATCGTATGAATGAGATTGCCTGGAATGAAGGATTTTACCGTAAGCCACGAATTGACTTTGAGATTTTGGAAAAATACAAGGAGGGCTTGATTGTAAGCTCTTCCTGTATCCAGGGCTTGATTGCGAAGGCGATTGAGGAAGACAATTATGCTGTTGCAAAAAGACATCTTCAGTGGTTCCAAGATAGATTTGGAGAAGACTTTTACATAGAGATTATGAATCACAACAAGCCTGAAATAAACAAAGCACTCATTGACCTTGCAGAAGCATTTGGAAACAAGGTTATAGTGACACCAGATTGCCACCACGCAACGGTAGATCAAAAGGTAATTCAAGAAATCATGCTCATCACGGCCACCCACGCCAAGTTTGAGAAAGGGGTATCGCACAAAGAATCGCTAAAGCACTCCGACATGATGGATAGACTTGACTACTTATATGGAAAAGATCGCCAGATGTCGTTTAACAAGTTTGACATTCATCTGCTTTCTGGTGATGAAATGCGTGAGGCAATGAGCAAGCAGGGCATCGACGTTGAGGAATACTTCAAGAATACTTTTGAGGTTGCAGACAAGGTTGAGGAATATACCATCCATCGCAATCTCAATCTTCTTCCTGTTGAGCACAAGAACCCTGATGCACAGATCAAAAAATACGCAGAAGCCTTCCTAAAGGAAAGGGGTTTGGATACGAATCAAGAATATGTTGATCGTCTCAAGGAAGAGCTGGATGTTGTTCGAGATAAGAAGTTTGCATCATACTTTCTCGTTGTTCAAAATATGCTCAATTGGGCAAAGAAGAATGACATCATGGTGGGACCAGGCCGTGGTTCATCGGCAGGGTCTCTGCTGTGCTTCGCACTAGGAATCACAGAGATTGATCCAATAAAGCATGGATTGCTATTTTTTAGATTTATCGATGATGCCCGTTCAGATCTACCCGACATTGACAGCGACATCATGGACACTCGTCGTGAAGAGGTTAAGATCTACCTTGAGGACCAATACAAGCACGTTGCATCGATTGCAACCTTTCTACAGTTTAAGGATAAAGGGGTTGTTAGAGACGTTGCTCGTTGCTTTAACGTACCATTGGCTGATGTTAACAGAGCCCTCAAGACAGTTGATACTTGGGAGGAATTTGTATTCTCAAAGAACACCTTGTGGTTCCGTGATAAATATCCAGAGGTAGAGGTGTACGCTGGACAACTCCGTGGAAGAATTCGAGGTACGGGAGTTCACGCAGCAGGGGTTGTAACCTCAAAGATTCCGATTAGTCGCGTCGCTCCAATGGAAACTCGCAGCGTTGCTGGTAGCGATAAAAGGATTCCGGTTGTGGCAGTCGACATGGAAGAGGCAGCAGACATCGGTCTGATTAAGATCGATGTCCTTGGACTTAAAACCCTGACCGTTATCCATGACACGCTGAACATCGTCAAGGATCGAACAGGTAAGAAGCTAGACCTCCATAAGGTGGACATGGAAGATAAGAACATCTACGACATGCTTTCTGACGGACACACGAAGGGGGTGTTTCAGTGCGAGGCAACGCCATACACTAACCTTCTTGTTAAGATGGGGGTAAGTAAGTTTAACGAACTCGTTGCCTCTAACGCTCTTGTAAGGCCAGGAGCCATGAATACAATCGGCAAGGACTACATTGCTCGTAAACATGGAAAACAGGGAATAACATATGCAAGTCCATTGATGAAAGATTTTACTGAGGATACTTACGGTACAATTCTTTATCAGGAGCAAGTTATGCTTGCTTGCACCAACCTTGGCGGTATGAGTATGGGGGAAGCAAACAAGGTTCGAAAAATTATTGGAAAAAAGGGAGAGGCTAAGGATTTTGATGAGTTCAAGGAGCTATTTGTTCGGAATGCTACTGGGGCGTTGGGTGGGCCAGGTGCTGAAAAGATGTGGAATGACTTTGAAGCACACGCAGGATACTCGTTTAATAAGTCTCATGCTGTTGCTTACTCAACCGTATCGTACTGGACGGCGTGGTTAAAGTATTATTTCCCACTAGAGTTTATGTTTGCCCTTCTTAAAAATGAAAAAGATAAAGAGGCCCGAACAGAATATCTAATTGAGGCAAAGCGCATGGGGATTCCCATGAGACTTCCACACGTTAACGACTCTGGAATGGATTTTAAGATTGAGGGCAAGGGGATTAGGTTTGGCCTATCAAGTATTAAGTTTATATCAGATAAGATAGCATCTCGTTATATTGAGGGTGGGCCATTTACATCATACAAAGATGTAGAAGAGTTTACTTTTACCAAGGGTAATGGTGTCAACAGTCGGGCACTAGCTTCAATGAATGTTGTGGGAGCCCTGACGTTTCCAGATAACCCAAGGGACGATGAAAAGATTAAGGAGAGTATGTATGAGTATCTTAATCTTCCAGAGTTTAATATTCAAGTCCCCCAGCACTTTCACGCCTACATAAGCTCTGTGGATGAGTTTGAAGAAAAGGGCGCATACATATTGATGGGGGTAGTCAGAAGCATTAAAAGAGGTAAGGGGTGGAGCAGGGTTGACATCCTTGACTCTACAGGATCGATGGGAGTATTTGATGAAGAGGAAACAACAATCGAAGCAGGCCGCACTTATATTATTCTTGTTGGGTCTAACAGGATCGTTGAGGCGATACCTGTGGAGGAGATACGAGAAAGTAAATCAGCGTTGGTACGGTTCCTAAACTACAAACAGTTGCCGTATGGACAGGAGGAGTACTTTGTTATGGCTTTTAAAAAGAGAATGACAAAATCAAACAAAAGGATGGGATCGATTGTTGTAGCCAACTCAGACAGAGGGCTACTGTCCTTGATTGTCTTTCCTAGCAGCTTTGCAAAAGCCTACATGGGGATACAAGAAGGTTCTGCCTATAAGATTGAGTACAGTATAAGTAAAGATGAAGATCTAGTATTTCAGGAGGTAGTTATAGCATGACAACATTAGATAGTATGTCTAAGATGATTCATCACAACGCGGTAGCTAAGGGGTTTTGGGAACCAAACACAGAAGAAAATCACACAATCTTTTATCTCAAGCAGATTGCAATGATTCACTCTGAGTGTTCCGAAGCCTTGGAAGCAATCAGAAAAGAAAAGGGTGACCGCGAAGTAGTAACCGAACTGGCAGACATAATAATTCGTACATTAGATCTTTATCAGGGTCTTGTGGCAGACGGATATACAGAGCTATCCTTGGACGAAATGATGACAGGAAAGAATGTTTTTAATTTGACACGCCCAGCCATGCATGAGGTTCTGGCGTGACATCAGTAGAAGAAGTCCTCGCGGGACTAAACCCAAAACTAAGGAAAAGCATAACCCTTGGAAGTGAGATAGCAGACACACAGTTTGCAAAAAGTCCCTCGTTTGGACTAAACAGAGCACTAAATGGTGGTTTTCCATACGGTAGACAGGTATTGGTATGGGGAAACAAGTCAAGCGGAAAGTCATCGTTCTGCCTTCAACTAATAGCAGACGCACAAAAAGAAGGAAAGGTGTGTGCATGGATAGATGCAGAAATGAGCTTTTCTCCAGACTGGGCGCAAAAACTAGGGGTAGACACAGAATCTCTTATAGTTTCCACTGCCAGAACAATGAACGACATGGTAGATGTGGGTACAGACCTTATGAAGGCGGGAATTGATCTTATAGTTGTAGATAGCATCTCTGCACTTCTGCCTGCTATTTATTTTGAAAAAGATTCTAAGGATCTTAAGCAGTTAGAGAATACTAAGCAAATTGGCGCAGAAGCCAGAGACATGACCAATGCAGTTAAGATGCTTAACTATGCCAATAATCAGGAGAAGCCTACTCTACTTATCCTTATTAGTCAGGCAAGAAATAATATTGGTGCTATGTACGTCAGTCAGCAACCAACAGGAGGAATGGCAACCAAGTTCTACTCATCCACCATAATTAAGCTATTCTCATCAGAATCAGACAATCAAGCCATCAAGGGGAAGATCTATGTTGGTGACAAGATTATTGAAGAAAAGGTTGGTAGAAAGGTTCGTTGGGATGTACAGTTTTCTAAAACAAGCCCTGCCTTCCAAACTGGAGAGTATGACTTTTACTTTAGGGGTGACGAGGTTGGGGTAGATGCAGTTGCAGACCTTGTGGATACCGCAGAGTCTATGGGACTCATTGAGAGGGCTGGCGCATGGTATACCGTTGAAGGAGAGAGATATCAGGGAAGAGAAAAGCTGGTTCTTGGAGTTAAAGAAGATCTAGGACTACAAGAAACCCTAACAAAGAAGGTAAACAATGAATAAATTTACAGTTTGTGGTGGAGAGTTTATATGTCAGCGGTGCGGGGCCACAGTGGACAAGCTAAGGCTTTGGAATGACACCCTAGATCTAACCTGGTTCTGTGAGTCAAGGCACACCTCAAGGGTCTCCTTGGCAGCAAAGAGCTATAAGTGAACGAACACCATATGATACAATTGTCGCATGAGAGTTAAAACAAAACGACTAGAATATAAACTTAAGCAGTACGGGGTTAACACCAAGTACATCGATGGTTGGGATTCATCTAAGATAGATCCCTACAACGGAAAATCAAACTTCTGGGGGGTGTTGTTACACCATACCGCAGGAACAAACTCATTAAACTGGGTTGTTAATTCAAATCCATACGCACCAGTGAGGGCTTGTCATTTTCTTGTTGATAAAGATGGAACCGTAAACGTTGTCTCAGGCGTCGGCGCATACCACGCCGGCAAGGGTGGCCCTTGGCGTTTCCCCAATGGCCCAACGATCCCTAGGGATCTCGGCAACCGGCACTTGTACGGGATTGAGATTGAATCGCTGGGGTCATCGTCTAAGATTGATGGATCGCTGGAAGGCATGAGCCTTGAGCAGGTCATCAGCACCGCGATTCTTAGCGCGGCATTACTTAACGCGATGCGTCGCGGGTGGCGTAGCCTCACTGTTTCCAGGGTCATTCGACACAGAGACTGGACTTCCCGTAAGCCCGACGTTAAGCAAGACCTCGATTGGTGGCACGAAGTTATTGGGATTGCTCGCAGGAACCGGCGCAAGACTGTGAAAACTCGCAACGAGATAACTGCATTTGTGAAGGCGCATCCTAGAGGAAGACTGTAAAAACAATTCTGATTTAAACCATTACTCTATGTCGTCAAAGACAGAAGATAGGTGAAGATGAGTGAAAAGGGAGAGTCCTTAAGGATAGGGGCAAAACTACAACCAAACTCTGGAAGAGGAAAGTTTAAAAAGGGGGATGCCACATGGAGAAATTATGTGCTGGACTTTAAGGAGTTTACAAAATCATTTAGTATTACCCAAAATGTTTGGGCCAAAGTGGTAACAGATACTCTAAAGGTTGACAGAAGCAAGTCCCCCGTGATATCATTAATCCTTGACGGAAAAACCCGTCTTGCCATAATTGAGTGGTCTGAGTTTGAAAGGTTAGTAGATAATGACGAGTCAAACAACGATTGACATGGTTGATGGCTTGTACGAGATATCAGAATACATGAACGATAAAGAGCTATCCCAGGCATTAGAATTTATTGCTAAGATAATTCTTAAGCCAGACATTCCACCACAGGTGGCAACGTTAGAAATTGTTAGACTACAATCCATTGCTGCTAAGATGCAGATGAGGGCAACGTGGATGGCCAATGTTGATAAGTCGGATAGACCAAGAAAGAATATTTATTTTACAACAGCAGCAGAACTAGACAAGATTGTTGCAGCACTAAAATTTATACTCAAGTGATATAATTATTACCTAAAACGACAGGAAAATAAAAATGGCTAAAAACTTTTTAAAGCAAGTGATTGACAAACAACCAGACAGCTTAATAGATACAAAGGCATTTATAGAAAAAATTGAATCGGGGTATACCGTAAACAGAAAGACTGAGTTTAAGACTAAGAAATCATTTAGTCCATCAACCCTAGTATATGGAAGCGGAGCTTGCCCAAGATACTGGTTCCTAGCATTCTCTGGAGCAGACTTTCAAGATGATGTGGATGCGTATGCCTCAGCAAATATGATAAGTGGTATTGACGGTCACGAAAGAATTCAAACAGCAATGGGCAATGTTGAAGGCCTCCTGGTGGAAAAGGAAAAAAGAGTTGTTGCTCAAGACCCACCAATCTTTGGATTTGCTGATGGGGTAGTTCAGTGGGGAGAGGAACAATTGATTCTGGAAATTAAAACAATGAGGGAAGAATCATTTGCCTACC